ACCGGCGACATTACGCCCACGGCCGACCAGACGGTTGCCGGCGCGTACACCGTCGTGGTCAATAACATCCGTTCGGAGCAGTTCGTGGTGAGCGTAGGCGATACAATCGCCGAAATCGTAACGGCTATAACCGCAGCAATTAACGCGGTTTTAGAAATGCCGATTGTTGCCACCGACGGAACAACCGAAGTGACGCTGGCCGCTAAGTGGAAGGGCACCAGTTCCAATAGTATTTTTGTTAGAATTGAGGCCCCCGAAGTAGGCGCGGCGACCATTGCGGTGTCGCAACTTGAAGGCGGCCTGGTTAACCCCAGCGTTCAACCGGCCCTGGACCAGGTGGGCAACGTATGGGAAACCCTGGCGCTCAACTGCCTGGACATTGGTGACTCTACCGCGCTTGACGCGTACAACACGTTCGGCGAAGGCCGTTGGGGCGCCCTGGTGCGCAAGCCCTTGTTTGTCTTCACAGGCAACACCGAAGACTCAAAGAGTCAACGGGCAGTTTGTCGCCCCGGGTTCGAAGGACCTGCCGTTTGTAGTGGCGGCGCGCCAAATCGCCCGCGTGATAGTGGTGGCGAACAACAACCCGCCTCGCGATTACGGCAGCCAGCAAGCAACCGGCTTGACGCCGGGAACCGACGGCCAGCAGTGGACCTATCCGCAGCGCGACCAGGCAGTCAAGGGCGGAAGTTCAACCATTGAAGTCCGGGACGGCGTCGTGAACGTGTCGGACACCGTGACTTTCTTCCACCCGACCGGCGACCCCATCCCGGCGTATCGGTACCTTTGCGACGGCATCAAACTGCAAAATATACTTTTTAACCTGGATTTGATTTTCAAAAATCCAAAGTGGGACGGCGCGCCGCTAATTCCGGACAATCAACCGACTACCAACCGGGACGCAAAGCAGCCCAAAATGGCCGTCGCAGCCGCAGCCGCTATGGTGGACAGCTTGGCGCTGAACGCGATAATCAGCGACCCGGAAACCGCCAAAGAGTCCATACAGGCGGGCATTAACGCAATGAACCCGAAGCGGCTGGATTTAACGCTAACCGTGCAATTGAGCGGAAACAGCAACATAATCTCGGTCGACCTTGACTTTGGCTTCTACTTTGGCGTTCAGCCGCTAGTAGCCTAACGAATAACCGGAGGAAGTAGCCATGGCCGCAGAACTTGGGCTGGCCCGGTATCGAACAGGGCGGCCTTGCCTTCGGGGCCACTACGCGGAAAGATTTTCCGCCAGCCGACGTTGCGTTGAATGCTCCCGCCAGGCATGTTCTAACGCTTACCGTAAAGATTTGGAAACAAACCGTGAAAAAGCAAAAGTTAAGCAAGAACGGTACCGGGCCGCTGACCCTAAAAAGTACCAAGACGAAACTACGCAACGAGTTCGTGAGTGGCGCTTAAAAAATCCGAAGCTATATGCGGAGCACGCTAGAAAATGGCGGGCCGAAAACCCGGAAGTAAAGGCGGCGCAATGCGCAGCAAGAAGGGCCGGAAAAGCGAAAAGAACGCCAGCGTGGCTTTCGGAAAAGCAAAGAACAGACATTGCCTGCGCTTACAAGACGGCGCGGCGAATAACCGATGAGACGATGGTCGAGCATCAAGTCGACCACATTGTCCCGCTTAACGGTGTGAAAGTGTGCGGGCTTCACGTACCTTGGAACCTTCAAGTTATAACCGCGCGCAATAACCGCCGCAAACAAAACGTAATGACGGAGGTGTGAAATGGCAGCGACCGGAGGCAGCATTGAATCAATTACGCTGGATGGGCGAAATTTTCCAGTAGCCGCAGACGCGGAAATCCAGCGCAAACTGGGTGGGTTTGAAAACGAAGTAATGGCCAACGGCAACGGCACCGCCCGTCTTATAAAGACCCGCGTGCCTTTGTCGCTGGACGGCATGACCGTTGAGGTGGACGACGCCCGCGGGGACCATGAGTTCTTGCAGGAGCTGTCGAACCGCTTCGATTACTTCCCCATTGCGATTACCTACGCGTCCGGGGTGACTTACCAGGCCCGCGCACAAATCGTCGGGGAGCTGCAGTCCAGCAGCCAGGCCGCCACCGCGGCCGTGTCATTGATGGGCCCAGGCGTTCTGACCGCGCAGTAACGAAAAGGGGGCTCTGTGCCGTTCGGGACGCCCTACCCTTCACCCCGGTTTCGGCCGGGGGAGCGGCACCCAATTAATAGGGCAACAACCATGAACGAAAACCCCGTAGCACTTGAAGTGGCGGAAGCGGAGTTTGACCGCTTCGCCGACGAGATGGACCTGGACCTGGACACGTCGCAGATGGACGCCGAAGACCTAGCCCAGTTCGGAAAGCAAAAACGTCGGATCCTTCGCGCGATAGAGCGCGGCAACCTGGTGATCAGCGAAAAGGGCGAAGCGGTATACACCCCGTGCAACGCCCGTTCAAAATCCAGCGACCCCGTGACCTTCCACGAACGCACAGGCGCGTCCCTTATGGCAATGGACGGCAAGAAAAAGAACTATGACGTGGCGAAGACCTACGCGGTTATGGCCGAAATGTGCAAAGTTCACCCCAACGTTTTTGCGGGCCTGGCTGGCAGCGACGTGAAGATATGCGAGGCGATTTTCGCGCTTTTAATGGACTAGTCGGGGTTCCGTTGGTTCGGGCGGGTGGAAATTTTAAGCACCCGCAGCGGGGCCACACAGCGGACCGGGTGTACGGGGAAATGCTCCTGCAGGTGTGCAGGGACTACCCCGGATTACCAGACCCGCGAACGCTGAAAGCCCGGGAAATAAGTTTTTTTTATGAGGGGCTGCGGCCGGAACTCACAGAGCATTCAAAGCCGAAGGGGTAGTGCATGGCGGGCCGCTTTTCAGTAGAAGCAATATTTAGAGCGGTGGACCGCGTGACCGCCCCGGTTGCGCGTATGCAAACACGGGTGCAGAGGTTTACCCGTTCAATGACCCGCGGACTGCGCAGCGCCAACCGCGCCATGGGCCGGGTGGCTGGCGGCCTCAAAACGGCGGGCCGAAACGCGGCAGTCGCCGGCGCCATATTCATTGCCGCGTCCGCAAACGTTCTGGCAGCGGGTGCGGAGTTCGAACAGGCCATAACCAACGTCGGCGCCGTGTCTTTGCAGACCCGCGCAGAAATCGCCCCGCTTGAAAAAATGGCCCTGGACCTGGGCCGCACAACCAAGTTCACTTCGACGCAAGCCGCAAACGCCATGGAGGTTATGACCCGGGCGGGCTTTAGTATGCAAGAAGTGATGGCCGCGACGCCGGCGGTTTTGAGCGCCGCCGCCGCTTCTGGCATGGAAATTGCCGAAGTAGCCGACCACGTTTCAAACGCATTGAAAGGGATGGGCCTGGAGTCGAACCAGGCGGCCCGCGTTGCCGACGTGCTAACCCTGGCGTCCGCCCGCACAAACAGTTCTATAGGCTCCCTGGGCGAGTCTTTGCGCAACGTAGCATCAACGGCCCGCCAGCTTGGCGTACCGCTTGAAGAGGCCGTCGCGTCCGTTGCCTTGCTGCAAGACGTGGGCCTCGATGCGTCCGTTGCCGGTTCGGCGTTCAATACCATGCTGACAAAAATGGCGGCCCCAACCGACGGCATAAGAAAACAGATGGACGCCATGGGCATATCGTTCAAAGACGCGGAAGGCGACATGCTCCCGCTGTCCGAAGTTCTGGGCCAATTAAACAAAGCGTCCGCACAAGTGGGCGGCAACTTCGACAAAGTCGCCTTTCTTGCGGAGCTTGTCGGACTACGGGGCCAAAAAGCCGCGGCAAACCTGGGCACCCTGTTTGAATCCGGAAAGCTTACCAGCCTTACCGCGGAACTAGAAAACGCCGCCGGGTCCGCGGACAAAATGGCAAACTTGAGAATGGACACCGTAAACGGCAGCCTGTTGCTGTTGGGTTCGGCGGTGGACGCGGTAAAAGTTAAAATCTTTGGTTTGAACTCCGGTCCGCTCAAAGACGTTGTAGACCAGATAACCAACTGGGTCGGCGTTAACGAGGACCTGATAGCCACAAACGTTGGCGGGTTTTTGTCTGACCTAATCGAAAACCTAGACACAATTATTCTTGTCGTTAAACGCGTGGCCATAGGCATCGCCATATTTATTGCGCTCAGTGTAGTGCTCAAAAGTCTGGTTTTGATAATAACTGCGGTCAACCTGGTACTGGCTTTGAACCCTTTTGTGCTCATAGCCCTGGCGATTATTGCGCTAATAGCGGTGGTGGCGGGGCTGATTGCGTACTTTGTTGATTTTGAAAAGTTGGGCAAGACCTTAACGGCCGCATGGTCGGCCGTCGGCGACTTCTTTTCTGATTTGTGGGGCGGCATAACGGATACTTTCCAGCGCGCCTGGGACTTTATAAGCGGCATTGTGGGCAAGATAACCGCAGCCGTTAACGTCGTAAAAAACGCCGCCAGCAAGGTTTCCGACTTTGGTTCCGGTGCGGTTGATTCGGCAACGGGTGCAGTGCGGAACGCAGCGTCCGGGGTCGCCGGGTTCTTCGGGTTCGGTGACGACGAAGCAACGCCGCAGCAAGCCGGCGGGCAAAGTGCGGCCGTGGTTCAAAGCCCGCAGGAACGCGTCGCCCGTTCGATCGAAGAGCGCCGCCAGACCAGTTCGGCGGAAGTCACCATACGGGATGAAAGCGGCCGCGCGGAAGTAACCAAAGGCAGCATGGGCGCCGGCGTAATGCTGCAAAGAACGGGGGCCCTATAATGGCTTGGTTGGATAGACTAAACGAGGCGGCCTACACGTCGCCAGGCGGCACCCGGCAGACCTTCGAATACGAAGACGTGCGGGCCGAAGTTGATAAAAAAACCGGGGCGTTTAATTTCGTAGACGCCGACGGCACGTACGTTCAAGACCGGGGCAACACCGGCCGGCGGTACCCGTTGCGCTTGTTTTTCTGGGGCCCGGATTACGACATTGCTGCAGCGTCATTCGAAGCGCTGTTGCTTGAGCGTGGCGCGGGTCGCCTTGAGCACCCCGCCTACGGCACCGTGGACGTGGTCCCGTTCGGCACCATTACGCGCCGGGACGACCTAAAGAGCGCTGGCAACCAGGCGGTGCTGGAAGTCACTTTCTTTGAAACCATCGGCATCATTTACCCAACCGGGCGGACAGACCCGGGGGCTTCGGTCCTGGCCGCCGTGGAAGAGTACAACGCGGCCGTGTCGGAGCAGGTAGCCGCCGCCCTGGACTTGACCGCCCCGGCGTCCCTGGTAACGTTTAAAAGCACGTACGACGGGCTGTTAGACACCGCCGAAGCGGGTCTGCGGGCGCTGGCCGACACCCAGGAGGCAGTCCAGCGGCAGTTCGACGCAATAAGCGAATCAATTAACCGCGGCATTGATGTCCTGGTTGCTACGCCGCTGGACCTGATTTTCCAGACCACTCTTTTGATTCAATCGCCGGCCCGTTCTTTGTCGGCTATATCCGCCCGCCTGGACGCGTACAAAGACTTGGCCGCTTCGCTTCTAACCGGCACCGGTGCCGCGGTACCCGCCAGCCCAGGCGTGCAAGACGCCAACGCGTTCTACGCCCGGGAGGCGTTCGCGTCGTCTTATGTTAGCGGTTCCGTGGTATCGGCGGTAAACGCCCGGTTTGAAACCAAAGCCGCCGCCCTGACCGCCGCCGAGTCGATACTTGGCCAGCTTGCAGACGTTGAGGCGTGGCGCGAGGGCAACTACGCGGCCCTTGGCGCGATAGACACGGGCGGGGCGTACCAAAGGCTGCAGGAAGCCGTGGCGCTAACCGCCGGCTTCCTGGTTGAAATCTCGTTTTCGCTCAAACAAGAACGGGCCGTAGTTCTGGACCGGGCGCGAACCATCGTGGACCTTTCGGCGGAGCTTTACGGGTCCGTGGACGACCAGCTAGATTTTCTTATCAACTCAAACAATCTGACCGGGTCGGAAATTTTAGAACTACCAAAGGGGCGCCGCATTGTTTATTACGTCTAACGCCGGTGACACGTTCGAAAGCCTATCGCGCCGGGCGTACGGCACAGAGAAGTTCGCCCAAAACATAGCGCAAGCAAACCCAGGCGTTCTGGCACCGGTGGCACCGGGCACCGTCGTTACCATCCCGCAGATACCCGGCGACCCTACAAACAGCCCGACCCAGGCCCCGGCCGGCCAGCCTAACGAAGTGGCGGTCCTGGTGGACGGTGTCCGCTTCCGCTATTGGTCGGAACTTCGCCTGACCCGTTCAATGGACAGCATGGACACCCTAGAATTTACCGCGCCGTTTGAACCGGACGACCCGGCGTTCCGGGAAACGTTTCGGCCTTTTAGTTTTAAGCCGCTTGTCGTGACCGTGGGCGGTGTCCCGTTATTTACCGGAACGCTTGTGGGGGTCGTCCCTTCGGTGTCCGGAGATAGCACCACAGTGGCGGTGTCGGGCTATTCGCGGCCGGGCGTTCTGGAAGATTGCACCCAGCCGGCGTCGGCCCCCGTTGAATTTAACGCCCAGGACCTACCCGGCATTGCGTCGTCTATTTGCCAGCCCTTCGGCATTGCGGCCGCGTTTAGCGGGCCGGGCGGCGCCGCATTCGAACGGGTAGCGGTTGAAACGGGCGAAAAAGTCATGGAGTTCCTGGGAAAACTGGCGCGCCAACGCGGTCTGGTCATATCCAGCGACCCGGACGGCCGCGCGCTTTTCCAGCGTTCCGTAAAGCCCGGGAAGCCGGTGGCCGTACTTCGCCAGGGCGCTTCGCCGGTCCTGGGCGTGTCGGCGTCCTTTTCGCCGCAACAATACTACAGCCACATAACCGGCTTGGAGTCGGTCGTGATTGGTACCGGCGGTTCGCAGTACACCGTCCGCAACCCGTACCTGGCCGGCGTGGTTCGCCCCTTGACGTTCAAAAGCCCGGACACCGAAGGCGGCACCATCAAAGAATCTGTAGACGCAAAAGCGGGTCGAATGTTTGGCAACATGGCCGCCTACGGTTTGCAGGTGAGCACCTGGCGCGACCCGGCGGGCGCGCTTTGGCGGCCCAACACCACCCTGAAGCTAGAAGCCCCCGGCGCCATGATCTATTCAAGTTACGAATTTGTGGTCCGTTCGGTCCGTTTTGACAGCGCAGCCGATAGCGAAACCGCGGAACTCGACCTGGTTCTTCCCGGGTCGTTTAGCGGGGAAACACCGGAGTCGCTACCATGGGATTAATTGGCCGCGTTCTGTCTTTCGTTAGAACTTCACGCAACGCCGCCCAGGTGAGCGACGTGAAGATGGACCCGGGCGGCGGCGTGAACGTTACGGCGGAACACTTCGCACCCCCAGGCGACGACGCGTTCCCGCTTAACACCGACTACGTATACGCCGCCGCAACACCGCAGCGCGGACGGGTCGCGGCCGTCGGGTATATCGACCCGAAGAACACACCCAAAGCAGCGGCCGGCGAAAAGCGCATATACTCCCGGGACGCTAACGGCGCGGCGGTAGCGGACCATTGGCTGAAAGCCGACGGGTCGGTGACTACCGAAAACGAGAACGGGTCTATGACGTTGGGCGCCGACGGGTCTATACTGGGCCAGAACGCGTCGGGCTCTTTTGAGCTACAAGCGGGCGGCGACTTCGTTGTTAACGGCGTGGTTATAACACCAGCCGGCCTGATTACAACACCGACGGGGGTTGTTTCGCCGTCCGCTTTAATAAACGATATCGAAGTGGACGGACATAGTCACGCCCAGGCAAACGATAGCGCGGGCAACTCAGAGCAACCAACGGGACCAATGCAATGAGCGGGCAGCAAGGCGACGTCCTACTATTCCAAACGAACGACGGCGGGGACGTGTCGGTGTCGGGCGGCCTGGTGGAAATGTCGGGCGGCCTGGAAACCGCGGCGTACCTGTCCCTGTTTGGCGGCAACGAAGGCGACAACGGCCAAGCGAACAACCCGGACACCTGGTGGGGCAACGTTAACGAACCGGACCCGCAGCGCCAGTACCGAAGCGAGACCCAGCACCTGCTTCAATCCCTTGTCGCCATTCCGGCCAATTTGCGCCGGCTAGAACGATCAGCCGTTCGCGATTTGTCCTGGATGATTACGGCCGGTGTAGCCACCAGCGTTTCGGCGGTTGCCAGCATGCCGGGGGTAAAAAAAGTGCGGATAGCCGTGACCATAAACGCGGAAGGGTCGCCTTCTACCATTGAGTTTTTCGAGAACTGGAAGGCGGACGCGCTATGAGCTTTACGACACCCACAACACAGCAGATTAACGACAACATAATCGCCCAGCTTGAAACGTCCCTGGGGCAAAGCATCCCGCTTTTGCCTCGCTCTTTTTTGCGTGTCCTGGCCAAAGCTTTGTCGGCGGTTTTTATTCTAATCTACAAGTACGCCGGCTTTTCGTTCTTGCAGCAATTTGTACAAACCGCCAGCATAGACCCCACGGTAATAAGCGGCGTCACGGTTCGGCCCTTACTCGAATGGGGGCGCCTGGTGGGCGTTACCGACCCGGTCTTAGCGACGGCGGCCGAACTTGTCGTGGACATAACCGTAGAAGATCAAGTCGGAGTTTTGCCTTCCGGCACTCAGCTCCTAAACGCCGCCAACGGCGTGACGTACATTACGATCGGCGCCGTTAGCCTAAACGCCGGGACCGTGCAGGCGACTATTCGGGCGGCAAGCGACCAGGCCGGAGGCGGTGGACTCGGGGCCCTGGGGAACCTTGCAGTAAGCGACGAGGTGTCCTTCGCTAACCCGCTTTCTAACGTTGCCCGGGTAGCCGTCGTGGCTTCCGTGGCCGTGACCGCAGCGAGCGCCGAAAGCACCGCAGCGTACCGGCAGCGAGTTATCGACAAGTTCCAGAAACGCCCCCAGGGCGGCGCCTACTCAGATTACGAAGGGTGGGGCGAAGGGGTCGCCGGCATCGTTAACGTCTACCCGTACACCAGCGAGTTCCCCGGCCAGGTCGCGGTGTACGTCGAAGCCACCCCGGCCAGCAGCGGGGACCCCGACGGCATCCCGACTTCTACGCAGCTTCAAAGCGTCCTGGACGCCATAGAGCTAGACGCCGACGGCCTAGCGTCCCGCCGCCCGGCCGGTGCGCTTGTTAATGCTTTTCCGATTGAACGGGTCGAATTTCAAGTGACGGTTGACGGCCTGGACGTACTGGAACCGGCAACGGTTGAAGCCAGCGTGACCGACGCTTTAGAAAAATACTTTTTATCTCGGGAGCCGTATATTTTCGGCCTGTCTGTCCCGCCTAGAACGGACCGCATTTCACAAGGGCAAGTGGCCGGCGTAGTCAGCGACATTGTCAGCGCGTCCGGGGGCGTCTTTAACACCGTTACAGTTCGAACCGGAACCATAGCCGTCGCCATTTTCTCTTTGGGAATCGGCAAAAAAGCGAAGCTTGACTCGGTGACTTTTTCATGATCTTTTTTCGCGCGTTTCAGCACCTGCTACCGAAGGCGCGCGCGTGGCTGTTAACGCCAGAAAAGCCCCTTCGCAAACTGTTTGAAGGGCTGTCCGGCGTTGGGGCCGACGCCAAAGAGTTTATCGATAACGTTTGGCTGGACATATTCCCGCAAACAACGCGCGAACTGGACACGTGGGAGCAGCAATTCGGCCTGCCGTCTTCCGACTTAAACACCCAGGGCCGGCGCGACCGTTTAGACGCGGAGTGGAAAACCCTGGGCGGGCAAGACCCGCGGTACTTCCAGGACGCTTTGCGCGGGGCCGGGTTTGACGTTTACGTGCACGACTGGTGGGTGCCCGGGTCCGAAGCCGCCGTGGGTGTAAGCGCCGCCGCTACGCCCCGCAATCCGCTGCAGTACTTGGAACGCGGCTCGCCCGGTTTTGAAAGTTTGGTCGAATGC